GTCGTTGTTCGCGGAATTATCGCGAGCTCCGATGTGGTTCAATTCCGACTCAGAGAGTCCAATTGTTCCTGAACCTCTACAACAGTATACAACTGGTGTGAGGTACCTATCAACAAAGCAAGTACCATCTTGTCTATTGTTGAAGTATTCCGGTTCAGCTTCCGTGAGGCTTAACCGGGATATCCTCCTTCGGAGTGGATTCACTCTTAAGGAAGAAACTGGCGAGGGAAACGGGAAGACCCGTGACCTCACTGTGCGCCGGACGACAGAAGGACTTCTGTCGCCGGCGGGAACCCTCGCAGAGATTCTTGAAGAATCCGCGTTGGTTGCTGACATATCCCATCAAGATGATGATGATATGGTTGATTCCGATCACGAGTCTAGCGGCTCTGAAACGGAAGATGTACCGAGCGTTTTAGAAGCTAAAACGCCCGGGCAACAGATCCGGTTCCGCAAAGATTGCAGATACCGAATCAAGTACGATGACCCATGGAAGATCCATGCAGGTTATCGTCTCGCCGAACTCAAGGGGTCTTCCCCTGAGATCGTCGTCTGGTCCGGGGACGTTATCCGTCTCCAGGACCCTCTACCAACCAGGATCTTTGGTCCGAATTGGTCGAATTCGCGAAAGCCCGGAAACAAAGTCCGGTTTTCCGCGATTGCAGATCCCATGATAAAACTTCATGTGATCTACAACCATACACACTGGGGCAGCAAGCTCCGTGAAGTATGTAACGATCCCCAAAGCCCATACCGGGCCTGGGGTCGAAAGCTGAGATATCGGTTAAACCGGTTTCTCAGCGGATCCACAGACCCCTCTATGCCAAGAGCGGTTGTGGAACGCCTTTTCGTAAGCACAGAGTGCAGCGTCAAGGCACGGTCTGACCGCCTCATAGAGGTGCTCAAGACTGTCGACGGGATGTTTTTACAAAGATATCTTTGTTATCCCGAAGAAGTATGGACATGGCATCGTTTTGACATGTTCGTACTTGGGAATCTCGCCACCCTAATCGGGGACGAGTTCCTTGACGGAGAAATGACCCAAGAGGCACTATCCGTCAAAACTTCCTACAGCCAGTTAAAGGCTGCACGGAAGTGGTTCAAGGACCACTCTCACCGAGGGGACCTTGAACATGCACTAGAGGAGATTAGCGAAATCCCCCACTGGTGCCGTCAGATGGTAAACGTTTGGAAACGTGCCAGCCGACTGAAAGGTCCGCGAAGACTACACGTCTTCGGGATCCTTTCCCAAACAAGGGGTTGCGGGACACCGCCCCCCTTGGTTGTACTACAGTCTAAGTGGAAGTTTTTAACCACTATTAGCTGTAGTCCCTCTCCTGACACGAGCACTTCTCGTGCAATCCGGAGAGTCGCTCTTCTGGAAGTGCTAGATGCACTGCCACAAGAGGCTTTCACTGGACTAGCGACAAAATCGCGAGTCACAGTGAGCACTTCTTCTTCATGGGAAGCCACCCGTAAAGAAGGAGGGACGATAGAGGCTGCAAGAAACATCTTGAGCTCTCTACCGATCGGTGAACAGGTACCTGTACGGGACCTGGACACCGGCAGAATCGAACTTTACAAGAGTAAAGAAGATTTCGATTCTACTGGGGAGGTGGTATTCTGGCTAGCGCTAGACCACGTCCTCCGAACACCATTGGGGCAGCTAAGATCTGCCTTTCTCACAATGGTGAAAGAGCCTGGTAAGGCAAGGACCGTTACCAAAGCTCGTGCTTGTTTAAAGATCGTACTCGACCTTGTAAACAAGATTGCGGCGTCGCCCCTAGAAAAGGGGATACGCAGCAGCGCATCCGGGATGGGAAAATCCAATCACGGATGGAATCTCTTCTGTCGTCTGATGTCAGACGAAGTTAGAGACATGGTTTTCTCTCTCGATAATCGAGAGGAAAACGCATATGAAGGCTACACCGAACGGGTGGACACCTTCAAGGCTCTCTTCATGTCATCAACAGACTATGAAGAGGCAACAGACAAGCTACGACACGATGTCGCAGCCGATCTGGGAGGCGCGTGGATGATCAAATGCGGCATCCCACGCCTACTTCGCTCTATCGTACACAAGACGTGTTTCGCAGAGCGAGAGGTGTTCTTCCACGCAAGTGGCGTGTTGAGCACCATCGGTACTGCCCGCCCAGACATGGGTGAGGGTATTAACTCAGTACCGCTCGTTACCGGCGTCCTCATGGGCGATCCGTTAACGAAAATCGTGTTACACCTTGTAAATGTTGTAACACGACATATAGGAAACAGGTTACACGAACCTGATTTCTATAACAAGGTCCCAAATGGCCGTCAAGCCTATGAGTCCTTCAAATCTGGTCTATCCGTCGTCGGATAGGTCCAGATCTCTGTTCGCAGCGCGAGTGGACGACCACCCGCTGCGGGCAACGCAACGCCCCCCAAGGGGGAGC